CAAAGAGTTTTATTTTCTTTTGATAATTTTATAATCTCATCTTCACCAAATGAATATAATAACGACTTATAACTTTTTTCATTTAAATTTGGAACAAATGTAGTATAGCGTTCTTCTGGTGATATTTCTCTAGATTCTTTCATACTTCTAAGCACCCAATTTGACCGACTCTCTCTTACCATCAGACCCCCCTATAAACCATTTTGGTATTTCACGTTTAACCCACTTTGCAATTTTAGACTTCTCTACTATATAGTAAGTTTGATATGCAAACACAGTATCATCTTTTTTACATTCCTCAGGCATACACTGAGGTGGATCAATAAAATCAGTAAAAGTTTCTAATAGCATCTGTTTAGGAACTGGTTCAAGGCCAGATTTAAGTCTTTCTGTAGCATGAACTTTACCGTATCTATGCGTATACTCATTCATAAGACCAACCATATGATGATATAACCACAGATAATGAAAAGGATTACTACGAACCCATTTCGTACTAGGATGGTTCTTATGAGCCAACTTGTACAAACCTACTTCATCTGCATATGTATCACCATCACAAACACGATGAGCAGTTGAAAGCATTTGAGCACTTTCTAATATCATTTTGACAACGTGTTTGTTACACATCATCTGTGCTGCAATTACAGGGTCTTTATCAAGGAAAAAAATGTTCATTTGTTAGTTCCAAAAATTTTTTTAGAAGGCGCATTAAGAGTAATGCTATTAAAGTAAATAGATTCAGTTACATTATCACCCTTTGGGCAATTTTCTACATACTTATTACCAAAAATCCGAACAACTGAACCATTTTTATTTAAAGTATATGCAATCACATATACCCCATCTCTTTTAGGCAACAACCATTTTTTTAATATTTCACCTCTTTTTCCAACTGGGCCTCTTACATATTCTCTAACATCTTCTATGTCATCATACCCAGATACTTTAACAAGTTCAGTCTCTTCTAATTTACCAACACCTAATTTCATTCTTCTAACGCCACTTTCACTTTCTCTACGAGATTATCATAGGTAGCATAACCGCCACCCATCCACTCACCATCTTCAAATTCACGAATTTCTATATTTCCATCTGGTTTGCTTTGGCCATCAATAGATAATTCATTTTCTCTCATTAACTATATTTCAATATGTTTCATTTTTTAACCTCTAATCCTGTTATACACTTTTAAACCATCTTTCTTTGCAAGTGCAGAACCTTGTTTTGCAGCATAAGAGTACCATTTTAATGCTTTTTTATAATCTTGTTTTATGTTGGGTAAAGATTTACCATCTGGGCCAATCCCATCTTCATACATTGTAGCAAGATTTTGTTGAGCATCTACATTACCATTCTTAGCAGAACTCTTAATGTAATGAACGGCTTTATTTAAGTCTTTTTTAGTTTTAATAACTTTACCGTCTTCAGATGCTTTAGCTCCAAAAAGAAAAAAATTTCCAAGTTGCATTTGTGCTTTAGCAACAATCTCATGTTTTGGGTCTTGGGGTAAAGCATACAAATCATTCTCATCAATTTCTTCAACATCAGCAAGAGAGGTCATTGTTTTGATAAACCCTTTCACATCTCCATCATTAGCACAATCTACTGCTTCATTATAGATATTTTCATATCTTCTTTGGGAAACCCAAATGTTTTCCCATTCTTCTGTGGTTTCCCAATCGTTAATATTTTTTGGTAGTTTCATTTTTTAACCTTCTCTTCTAGTTTTATAATACTACTCCTTTTATCACTTAAAGTCAATACCCTTTCTTGCTCAATCATGTCAATAATTAAACTTGTTATAGATACTTCTTTACTGAGAACACCAATCTTTTTTTGTAATTGTAGAAGTGTTTCTTTATAGTAATCTATCTCTTGTTCTTTTTTAAGCTTAGATTCTATTAAATCAGTGAGTGATATTATATCACTGGTCATCGGTTGTCGCCACTACCACTAATCTTACCACGTTCCATTCTAGACTTTAGTTTGTCTACATTTGCCTGTGCAACCTCTTCAAGCGTCACACCAAGGTCATCAGCAAGTGCTGAGATGTACCAGAGTACATCACCTAACTCTAAACCTACACCATCAAGAGACTTACCATCTCTAATGTTCTTCTTTACTTTTTCTGCAACCTCACCAGCTTCACCACACAATCCTAGTGTTGGATAAGTTATTTTACACTCATCTGGATATATTGCTGTTGATCTTGCGAATTTTTGATATTCATCAAATGTCATTTATTACTTCTCCATCCCATACCTTATTCTTAGTATCAAAGTCACTACTCCAACCCATAGTCTTTTGATAGACTCTCCAAAAGATATCGTATATCCTGTCTGGTAGTATCCCTGAGTCCATTATATTCCATACAGTATCTCCTATATGATAAAGCAGATACGATAGTATTGTCTTCATTGTTTTCTCTCCTGTGCAATGTTAGCTCTACGTTGTTTTCGATTTATTGGATTTGGATAAGGCAATGCAGCTATACGTGCTTCGTCATTTTCCTTAATTGATTTTATTATAATTTTTCGGATATATTCTCTCTCATTTTCATGAATACTTTTGTCTTTAATTATCATTGGGGGTCTATCATCTAATGTTACATCAAACGTCATGGGTTATTCTTTCCTTTTGGTACATCGAAAACGAATGTCAATCTATCGACATTGCTATTGTTATATGATTCGTGAACTTTCTTATTATCAAACCAGAAGAAAGTGCCTGGATTTATTTGGTGAACTTCATCTCCAACAGTGTATAGATAAGTTCCCTGTAATGATAAATGATATCTATCTCTTGTTAGATAATAATCACCTTCATCAATATGCCTTCCTAGTGATTCTCCTGGCCGCAACTTAAAGAATGCTGCTCGTGAATGTCGATGGAGTTTCCAATATTTTAACCACCGTCTAATTCCTTTATAGGTTTTAAACATAGGTGTATTTGTTTGCATCTCTGTTTTCTTAGGATCGTCATCAGCATTTTTTACAAGTGCCATAGTAAGAGGAAGAAAACCATATGGTGCAGTATCACCAGAGGCTCCCTTTAAGCTTCCAGCAACACCCCAATCTTCATCTTTAATATCTGCTAGAATATCACGAACATCTACATCATATTCTATAAATCTAAAGTTACTCATTTGTCCCACTTGTAAAAAATATGATCCTGTACTTCTACAGTCTTAGTTTTAGTTTTACTCCAAGCTGGTTTCACATAGTCAGCGTGATAGAATAGAGCACCATCTGTAATATCTGGAATTATAACATCATTATACAACAATGTTTTGGCTATTGTCAATAGTCTTTTGTAAGTTTCTTTATCAGTAGGAACATCACTCTTACCATCACAGAACCATGAAAATTGGCACTTATCACGAATTGGAATCATCTTGTTTTTATTTTTCCAAGATGGGCGGGTTTGTGCTTGTTTGATCACTCCACATATAGTATTAGGGAATCTTTCATCTGCAACTCTATTCATAACAACTGAAGATACTGCTAACAAACCAGCAGTACCCTGCCCTCTTGCTTCATGATACATATTCAACGCAAGACATTCAACTGAATGTTCATCAAATATAGGTATAGGTTCTTCAGCATTTACAGGACTAATCAACATAAGTCCACCTAATAATATTTCATTAATCAAGATGTATCTCCACAATTTATTTCCTTATATTTTTTCAACAAAGGGCCTTCCATTCTATATGCTTCAACTTCCCAAGGTTGTTTGGCATAGTCAACATCATTGTAGTTACGATATTTACCATCCTTACATTTCCAAAATCTTTTACTTTTTTTGTCTTTTATTCTGAGAGTTGATCCCTGATATACATGAACCATCTCATGAGCTAAAGTTTCTATAAATTCATCTTCAGTCAAAGATTTTTCAATCTCTAGGTAATATTCTCTATTGTTATTACCCTCTACAAACCATCCAACAGCATCTTGACCTTTCAAGCTGATAAGAGAAACTTCTATGCATAGGGTTTTCATACGAGGCATCAATTCTTTAATGCAGAAATTAACTACATTCTCGGCGAGAATACGCCGAGATTTGTAAGAACCTTCTACAAAAACTTCATTCATACGAACATTATAAATGCTACAATAACCATACCAAATATGATTAATTCACCAATAATATCACCAACAATTTTTTTATTAAAATTCATAATTATTCTCCACAAAATTCAATATATAATTTAGAAACATATTCTTCATCAACAAAAACAAATTCTGCTCTGCAATAAGAAATAACATCTTCAACTGTTTTTGCACCGTTCTCTAATGCAAAAACAACCATATCTTCTAAATCCATTGACAAATCTTTCATTCCACTCATATCAATATTCTCCTATACCAAATACAAAGGGCCAGTCCACTGGATGGCAAAACCACCCTCAAGGACGTTTCCACGAGCAGCGTTACGTGCAGGCGCACTATAACCAGCAGCTTTTAATAAGTCACCTTTTTTGAATTTTTTGTCATTGTCAGTGTTGACAACAAAACCCCAAGTGCCACCGCTTTCATTAGAAATCTTAATGTACTTAGAACCGTTCTTAACAGTGAAACTATTCTTGAAATCTTCATCCATTTTAAGGCGAATTTCAGATTTTCCACCCAATTTATTTGCCCAACCAACATAGTCAGCAACTGCTGCAGCAAGCATATTTTCTATACCAGCTTCAACAGTCTTAAAAGTTTTTCTAATTTCAGTAGTCATAATATAATCTCTTTCTTTGTTTCGTTTCCAAGAGAAGAATCCCTCTCTTGATTATTACTAATAGTAACACATAGAATAACATTTGTCAATAGAAATCGTACACAGTAAGTCATTGATATTAAACAAAACTCAAAAAAAGATTAAATTAATTTATCGGCCTTGTCTGGGATCAGGGCCATCCATCTTCATATATTCATCATTCCAACCAAAAGCTTCCTTCACAACTGGTTCTGATAGACCTTTATATTTCTGATGTAATACCTTGTCTTTGGCTGCACATAGAACATCTGCTTCACTCTCATGCAAGCCTTCAAGCATCTGTACAAACATTAATTCACGTTTGTTCTGAGTAATACTAGCATTACCACCCTCAAGGAAATGGTATAGTTTACGAGACTCATATGCAAGAACAGAATGTTCTGTTCCTTCTGGAGCATCATTACGTGCATATGGAACATCGCCCTCTGGTAATAACCACTTAATCTTAGGATCAAAAGCAGACTTAATTACCATGCGAAGCGAATCACTATTATTCTTTTGTAGAAAGTTTACCTTTTCTTTCTTTGATTTGATTTTTGAAACCTTGTCTAAGATTTCTGATATTAACAATTCCATTATTAAAATTCTCCTATGGATTCTGTAAGTGTTTTTAGTCTTTGTTTTATAAAATAATTTAGTATTTTACTGCGACTGTTCTCTGGTGCCTCTTTATATATATGCAGTATCTCTGACCGTAGTTCTTCTGGAACACATCCCAAATCAATCAAAGTTTTATTCCTTTGATAGTTTCTTTTAACTTCATCATTAGGAAAGTTTCCATCTACCATTGCAGCTATCTTCTTCTTACTTAGTGGTTTCTGTCGAATACCATCTACAAAAGAATTGTCTGGTGAAAGAACATTAGGAACACCATCACTTGTATCACCTTTCAATACGTGTTCTTTTAAATAGTCATCTGGATTAAAACCATTTATCATTTTCTTGGTGATAGGGCTGTACTGTTTAACATTTGGATATTTCTGTAACTGAATGAAATCTTTATCACCAGAAAGTATCATAACTTCATCAGAAGATTCTGAACAAAGAACAGCAATAATATCATCAGCTTCAGCACCATACACTTCTAAGAACTTGTATGGCATATTGTTCTTTATCTCTTCTTTGATTTTGTTAAGACAACTAAATATACTATCCCAATTTTTAGCATCTTTTTCTCTACCTTTTTTACGACTGTGTTTGTATTCTGGAAAATAATCACGCCTCCAATAATGTCTTGAGTCATAGCACAAAACAAGCTCACCAAACTCAGACACAAATCTTGAACGATACATTTTTAGTGAACTGAGAATCATATGTCTTACCATGTTCTCATCAATATCTGACTCTTTCTGTATATGCATATGCATCATAATACTTGCAAGAGAAATTTGATTCATATCAACCAATATCATCAGGTGGCTCCATCACGGAATTATAACTTGCAACCATATCATCAACAGTGTGATAATCCATTTCACAATGTGGAGTATTGTCTGGGTCTATTTCTAAAGCAGTAGTCATATCCATTATTACTTGTAAAGGGTGGTGCATATCATTTGATTTTAATATTAATGCTGTAATTGCTTCTGTTATAAAAGTAATATCTTTAATAAAAGATTTCTCAGTAGCATCTATACCATTTTCAACTAATATTGTTATAACAGCCATCAAACAACTGTGAGAAATTTCATCACAAAATGCAAGTTGCTCTGCTTTCATAAGTTGGTCTTCTGTTGGAGTATTGATTGTTTTTTTCCAAGGGCCCTTTATGATTTCAGCTGAAGGTTTTTCTTCGTTCATTCTACCATACCACTTTCCCATACTAAACCCAAGTCTGGATAAAATGTACCAACATCACGTTTTGGTTGACCCTTCTTAGGCCCCTCAAAATAATAAGCAAGTGCTACATTCTTCCATTTAATTTTCTTATCTTGGTATTCACCATAAAAGTTACTCACCCAATCACCATGTTTAAGGTAACTTTGTATTTGTCTAACATAACCCTCATGGCTTGCAAGTCTGGCAATAGAACCTTTAAATTCTTTCTTAACATTAGCACGTTCTGCAGCTGCAAGTTCTTTCTGTGTTTTCATCCACAACTTAACTTTATCGGGATGTAGATTGTGATCTTTTGGTAAGTCATGTAAAGACACATGAATATTACTTTTACCATAAGTAGGGTTTAACTCAGCACGTTTTTCTCTTGCAAGTGCAAGACGTTCTGCAGCTGCAACCTTCTGTTCATCAGACATAGGTTTACGTTTCTTCCTAGTTTTAGGAGCAACCCACTTACTATTATCTGTAACTGAAGTAATTTTCTTTTTAGCCATCTTATCCTCTATAGGTAGTTGATGTTGATATTTACACGGCGATTATCTTTAGTACATGAAGTACTATGATGTGGCTTACTTGGATCAAAAAGTAATACTCTATTTGCTTTACTTTCAATCTCTGTACCATCTTCTAGTACAGTAAATCCATCATTATCATTCATATATAATATAGCTCCTTTATGTGAAAACTCCATATCTATATGATCTTTATGATGAATTAATTTTTTTCTTGCAACATAAAGATTTGCTTTTGCTCTTATTAAAGCTTGAAAGTCAGGAAGTTTTTCTAGAAATGGTTCTATAAACTTATAGAAAGGACTTTTTTCTGGTGGTATTGGATTTCCATGAAAATCTATTTTAGGTTTTGAACCTAAACCTATATAAAATAAATGCATAAAATATATGTCATTCTCAAGATCACCACCATCAGAAACATTGTAACTATAGTTCCAATTAAATTCTGGGCCCATAATTGCTTCTTCTAATTTTGCAAACTCTACTTCTGATAGAAAATTATCTTTAACTTCGTATGATGCGTTATAATATTCATCAATATCCATAATTAAAATTCCTTATAATACATAACGAAACCATTGATGAATATTGCACAAGCAACAGAGTTTACAATAATTAATGCTCTATCATTCCATATAATAGAAACCCACAACCATCCTAAACAACCAAAAAATTGTAAAAACATATTATATGGATATAAATTATTTGTAGTTGCAATCATTGCAATAACAAGAATAATAGATGAAGCCCATTTAATATACCATACTACCTCTTGATGTTCTTTAAGAGGAGTACTTGTTGTTGTTTCGTGTGTCATTAATTAAAATCCAAGTTCTTCAAATTGTTTTTGTTTTGCTTTAAATTCTCTACGAATGGCAGCAGCTTTTGATCTCCTACCTTTTTCACCTTTAGTCATATGAAATTCACGTTCTCGTAATTCATTAAAGAAACCATCTTGTTGAAGTTTCTTTTTTAAAATCTTCAATGCTTTATCAACATTATTACCTCTAACTTCTACTCTCATTTAAAGTACCCACTTAATCAAACCAACTGCAAAGTTAGCAGTTGCGATTACACCTAAA